ATGACCTTAACCTATTCTCAAACTTTTAATGGGTAAGAAAATCTTTGTTTCATTTTTGAACAAAGAAAAAGAATAAAGAGGTTTTAGTGGGCCATGTTTTGGTAAGCAGAACTGGCGATTAGCCCGGTCGGGCCCCCGCTCATGATGGCGCAGTGTGAATTGTGCCATTGTGGTGACTACGAGAAATCAGCCGCCCTCACGGGTGAAGCTGACGTATCGTGACCCACTCATCTCTGCCTAAACAGCAGTCACCCTCTTGGAGTGATACCATGTCGTTCGCCCGTAGGCGTGTCAGAGGAGAATTCAAACCCTCCACTGACCTCTTGCTTGAGTATTTTAAGTGGCAGACTTGCGCGCAAGTTAATTACACGCAAGTCGGTACTTATGATACCTTCGCTATCGGCTCGAAAGAGCAGATGGACGATACGGTAACCCCCAATTTCAAGACTCTTCAGCGGCACGGCAAAACCGTGTTTACTGATATGAGTTATTGGAAATGGGAGAGCGACTTGGCCACTGTAGGTGCGGGGCCCGAGGTCGAGCGCGATGCTACGACGATCACATGTTCTGGCGTCGGACGAAGGTTCGCCGCCAAATATGATGGTCCGTGGTTCGCGAATCGAATAAGGCCCGGCACTGTCAGTGAACCTCTAAACGTGACAAATGTACATTCTGTATCTGATGTGCAGGAGTTGCAAAAGGAGGTATCCACCAGGTGTCTAGCGCGTCGCGGACTCAGTGATTCGAATTTATACGAATCACTGGCCGAGATACGCTCTACACTCAGACTAATCAGACGCCCTCTTGATTCCCTTCAGCGTCTGCTCTCGCGAGCAGAACGTTTGGGGGGTCGAGTAGGGGCAGCTGCTGATGTCTGGCTCACGTATCGCTACGGCGTCATGCCGGTTGTTCGCGATATAGGAGCGGTTATACAAGGGTTAAAGAAGAAAGTCGGCGAAGTCCGTCGCACCACCCGTGCCTCTGGTAATCTTGCCAGATATCGGAATGATGTGATGACCTTGTCCTATGGGACACCGGCATATACCTTGACTTACGGTATACAAAAGACCGATGAAGTCGTGGTGCGTGCTATGTCCCTAGACGAGTATGTGGTTGACCTGTATGAAAATATAGGTTTTTCCACTAAGGGTTTGGTTACGCTCCCTTGGGAGCTTATACCATACTCGTTCGTTGCTGACTGGTTCGGGAACTTTGGGGATTTCCTCAAGGCTCTCGTACCTCTTCCCGGTGTAAAACAGTTAGGGTCTTGTCTCACGACAAGTCGTATTGTGACAAACGTCTGGTCACCGCTTTCGGTGGTTAGACCTACTTACAATATCCTTCGACAGCCGTCAGGGATGTGTATTTCCCGGATGACTACGAAGACCCGGACGCGTTTACTCCCGCCTTCTCTTGTCGTTAAGTCGGATTTTCAGTTCGACGATGCGACTCGGTTGGCGGATGCCGTCTCACTTATTGTGCAGCGGATGAATCGCGTCTTTTCACAGCGTCGTTAAGGCGCTGCTTCACCGGCTTAGGATTTCCCTAAGTCGCAATGTGTGGAGGAGTAATCCTCTGCAAAACACGGGAGATGTTCTTCCATGTCACTCACTGTCAACGCGGGCACCTACACAGGCGACTCCTTCGGAGTCAACGCCATCGGCTATATCGGAGCGGCGAAAACCGTTACGATCAAAGACGATGTGAAGCTCTCACGGACGGCTCCCAAGCCGACCGCGATCTTCTCTGGCGTAGGTCGCACCTCGGCGAAACTGACGAGGACCCTGACGCTCACGGGCGCGCTCACCCCTACGGGTGATGCGATCGTGGACATTCAGGTGTCTGTCCCTGTCGGGTACACCGCTGCTAACGTCGACACACTGCTCAACGACATGGGCGCCTTCTTGGCGTCCGCATCGTTCAAGAGCCACGTGAAGAGTCAGCAGATCGCTTTCTAAGGTGAAAGCCTTAGAGACTGGTTTACTGATTCGGATCTTGCGAGATAGACGATTTCGAAAATCGGATATCTTTTGCTTGATCCTAATCGTGGTGGCACTTCTTCGAAATGATGGAGTGCTAGAGTCCCTCACCGCCTGCAGCCTAGGTTGAATTTCTCTCCCTAGGTATTCGCGAGCGGCGCTTGGAGATCGTGATGATTCCCAAGGAGCTTCGTGCTCTACGTGAAATACAGCTGAAGCTTCGTTCGACTTCCTTTTCTTTGTATAAGGAAGTTATGAACGATTTGTTTCTGTGCCACAGTAAGTTTGAGTTCGTTCGTATTCTTCATGGGCATTTCCGCTCACAAAGGTACGATCTCGCTCTAGCTTACGCTGACTCACTGTCCGAACAGCAGTATCCGGACGCCACGATGCATTTTGTGGCGAGTCAGTTTGCTTCGCTTGTGAAGAAATATCCATGGCCTGAGAGTCTGTCAAAAATGGACCCAAAGGCTACGGCTATTAGTGCTTTCCTCAAATCTGAGCGCCGTTGTAGGCGTTTGAATCAGAGGTTTGCACTCTACGCCAAAAAGCGTAGTCCTCATGAGGAGAAACTTTCCAAGGTACGGTCTTTTATCCAATATGTTATTGGAGTGAGACCTAACTTGGAGGCTATCCTCGATCAAGCGGACTTTGGCGCTGGCGCTTCAGTAGGTGTACACGGCAATGCCACTCATTTAGCTGCAAAGCTATTAGCTTCAGAGTGGTCCGTAACGCCGAGCGCCGCAGTCTATGCATACTGGGCTTTGATGCGGAACCACCAGACCAGGGAATTACTCCTTGAATCTCGTGGCCCCTATCTCTGCCTCGACTGGGATTTCTCTCGCGAGAAGTTCAAGTCTAAAGTGCATATGCTGCGTTACAATAAAGTTGCTTTCGTCCCCAAAACTGCGAAGACACATCGTGCCATCGCGGTTGAGCCGCTGCTCAATGGTTTCCTCCAGAAAGGTGCCGACAACGTGTTAAGATCCTTCTTAGCACGCATCGGTATTGACTTGAGGGACCAGAGCTTGAATCGCGAATTGGCCCGACAAGGGTCAATGAGCGATTCAGACGATTCGTACGTTACCATAGATCTAAAGTCAGCTTCTGACTCTATATCGATTGGCCTCGTACGTTTTGTTCTCCCGCCCGAATGGTTTGAGTTTTTAAACTCTCTCCGTCCGGATTCGTACTTGCTTGAAAATAAGCTTAGCGCTTATCACAAGTTTTGTTCGATGGGAAACGGCTTCTGCTTTCCGCTTGAGACTCTACTGTTTGCTGCATGCTGCTCCGCTGTCGGTTGTGGCGTCCCCGGCACCGATTTCTCGGTGTACGGTGACGACATTATCGTCAAACGAAAGTATGCTAATGACGTCCTCTCACTTTTGAAGGTGATGGGATTTCAGGTGAACACTCGGAAGACCTTTCTTAATGGGCCTTTCAGAGAATCCTGCGGTGCAGATTGGTACAAGGGTAAAGACGTACGTCCGTACATTCTTGACTATGCTCTGGATTCACTCCAGAATATCTTCAAGTGGGTGAACTTGACTCGGAGGAATGAATTTGCAACCCATTTCTTCGAGGGCACATATGACAGGTTACTGTCAAACGTGCCTGAGCAATTCCGGTTCTGGCGCCCTTACAAAGGGGAGCCGGACACTGGTCTTGACTCAACAGGTTCAGAGCACCTTAGTTCTCCTCTATGCGTCTTCGACCGAAGACGCATGGTTTGGAGAGTTAAGGCACTACGTCACGTTCCGATCGCCGATATGGCTTTTGGAAATGACTCCCGTCGACACTCAAGTGTCGATATGTACGCTGTACTGAGAGGCGCCCAATCAAGGCGTTTCCGTGTACAGTATACTCTGCGTCGAGAGACGCGGACGACCATTGTCCGCAAGGACAATGTGGAGGCCACTTCAACGTGGCTTCCGCCGCAATCATTTGTGAAATGATGCGGTCCGCTTGGCTAGGGCGCTGTTAAGGCCCCCTAGTCGGGCGGTTGGGGTGGTCCTCTCACGAGGATTACTTAAAC